TCGGGAGCGCTGTCAGGATTGACGCTAGTGACAACCAAATCAGACATTTTAAGAGGAAATTTCTCAGCATCACTCAAGCTTGTGTCAAGCATAAATTGAAGCATAAAGTTAGATCTCCCCATAGATGCTTCACGTTCTATGAGGTCTTCATTATCAAATCTATCAGGATCTGTACAGTCACCTGCATCAACACCTACATCAATATCTTCTTGTAGTTGAGGAGCTATTAATCCTTCATACTGGGAGAGTTTCTTGGGATATCGTGCGGGCCAAACGAATGGACGGTACGAACGCTCTGCCAACTTACGATAAACAGTAAAAGTAGTCTGAGGAGTCCCGAGATACATAATACGGCTATCATCTTTGGGGGTAAGGATAGATTCAGCTTCTGTACAGAGTTGAAGTAATTTCTCACGCATTAGCTCCGTCATGGAGTTTCCAGGCACCTCTATGTCGTCCAAAATCATTAAATCTGCGCGACTTCCCGCTTGGGGCTTGGTGAGGTGAACAGTTTACGTCGAAGCTGATGCGACTCCAACGTGAATCTTCTGCTTTCGGTTTGAGATGTACTAGCCATGGTGTTTCAATAATAAGTTTTTGTAAAAAGATTGACATGTTGTCTGCTCTCTCTTTAGAGGCAGAGATAATCATTATTTTTTTTTCCTTATCTTTAAATAGAGTCCATAGAACAAAAGCACCAGTAATCCAAGACTTACCAACACCTCGGAAGGCTTGAATCTGAAGTCTCTTGGGACCACTCTGAAGGTAATCTGCAATGGCATATTGAGCTCTTGTTGGGGATGGTAAGTCAAGCTGTTCCCACAGTGCTTGTAGGAATAGCTTGAAGTCTTCTTGTAGGGCGGTTATAATGGAAGTCATATAGCTCTAGAGATAGCTTTTAATCCTCGTTGATTAGGTAAATCTGTATCAACTTTCTTTTTCTTAGCATCTGCTTGTTGATTATAATCTAATCTAGAAATATCAATACCTGTATTAGTTAAATCAAGTGCAGCTGAAGCACCATCACCAACAACTGGTATCCAACCGACAGCACCACTTAAAGCAGCAAGGCCAGCTTGATCCCATTTACCTTGTGACGCATAATCCCAAGCTTCTTTACCAGATAACGCTACATCTAAGCCAGGTACTAATTTTGCTGCGGTTTTGGCACCACGTTCAGCTATTAGTTTAGAAATTTGTTTTGCTATAGCTTTTTGAGCTGCAGGACTTTTCATAGCTTCACTAGCAAGCAAAGTACCACCTGAAATACCAGCACCTATTACATTACCAGATGCAACATTCATACCAGTTTGAGCTACTAAATCAGCTGTTCTAGTTTTACCGCTTAATTTATCAAGATTTAAAGAATCAAGAAGTGCATTACCACTCTTAGGATTAATATTGAATAAACCTTTACCACTTGTTTCGGCTAATTCAGGTGATACGTTACTTAAAGGTATTACATTTTGTCTAGCCTTTCTTGCTTGTGTAATAGTATCTTCATAAGCTTCATCAGTTAAATTAAGATAGTCTATTAAATAATCACCTTTAGTAAGTTTTAATCCTTCAATATTCTTTGCTGGAACACCTTTAGCTAAAA